GTCGGTCGAGGGCCGTCTGTGGTCGGAAGAGAACCCTGACGCCTACGCCGGGGTGCACAACTTCGACGGCGTCATGCTGATGTTCGACGAAGCCAGCGGTATCCCCGACAGCATCTGGTCGGTCGCAGACGGCTTCTTCACCGAGAACACGCCGCACCGCTTCCATCTGGCCTTCTCCAACCCCCGCCGCAACACGGGGTACTTCTACGAGACGTTCAACTCCAAGCGGGCGTTCTGGCGCACGCGCAACATCGACGCGCGCGACGTAGAGGGCACCGACAAGAACCTCTACCAGCGCATTATCGACGAGTACGGCGCGGACAGCTATCAGGCCAACGTCGAGGTCTACGGCAACTTTCCGTCGGAAGGCGACGACCAGTTCATCGCCGTCAACGTGGTGGACGACGCCATGCGCCGGCCCAAGCACAAGGATGAGAGCGCGCCGATCACTGTCGGCGTCGATCCGGCGCGGTTCGGCTCGGACGCCACCGTCATCGCCGTGCGGCAGGGGCGCGACATCATCGCGCTGAAGCGCCACCGGGGCGCAGACACGATGGAAGTGGTCGGACACGTCATCGACGCCATCGAGGAGTACAAACCGGCGCTCGTGTGCATCGACGAGGGCGGTCTGGGCGCTGGCGTCGTGGACCGTCTCAAGGAGCAGCGGTACAAGATCAGGGGCGTCAACTTCGGCAACAAGGCGCAAAAGCAACTGATGTACGGCAACAAGCGCGCCGAGATGTGGGGCGCCATGCGCGACTGGCTCAAAGACGCCTCGATCCCTGAAGATCGCTTCCTGAAGACCGACCTGATCGGCCCGCGCATCAAGCCGGACAGCAAGGGCACGCTTTTTCTCGAAAGCAAGAAGGATATGAAGGCCCGCGGGCTGGCCTCGCCCGACGCCGCCGACGCTATCGCGCTCACATTCGCCTTTCCGGTGGCATCCCGCGAGTATCGCGGCGACCGCGTTGACAGAAAACCCGTCCGAGGGTATTCTTCGGCCGGTGTATCTACAAGTTGGATGGGCAGCTAAAGCATGGCCGACAAGCGCAAGTCAGTGTCGCTGGCCGTCGGGCGCGGCGAAAAGCTGCCCGTATCCAAGGGCGCGGGGCTGACGGCCAAGGGCCGGGCCAAGTATAACGCCGCCACGGGCAGCAAACTCAAGGCGCCGGCGCCCAACCCCAAGACCAAGGCCGATGCGGCCCGTAAGAAGTCGTTTTGCGCCCGTATGGGCGCCGTTGCAGCCAAGGCCAAGGACGGCGAACGCGCCCGTGCCAGCCTCAAGCGGTGGAAATGCTCATGACGGCTAAAATAGCCATCATTCGCTCCGACGGGTTGCGGACCTGTTCTAAATGCGGTTCGGCGCACCCGCCGACATATGAGCATTTTTTTAAGCATTCGCAGCGTTCGGACGGGCTTCATTCGTGGTGTAAGCCTTGCTGCAAAGAAGGTAACCGGCGCTCGCTCGAAAAGGCGCAATCGTCTGTAGAAGGCCGAGCAAAAGCCATGCTGCGCAATTGCCAAAATAGCGCGGAAAAGCGTGGTCAGGTTTGTGAACTTACAGTCGAAAGTTTTAGGCGGATGTGGGACGCGCAAAGCGGCGTATGCGCCTATACAGGGTGTGAAATGTCGCTGCGGCCGGGCGCTAACGACACTATGTCGATTGAGCGTATCGACAGTTCTCTTGGGTACATAGAAGATAATTGCGTGCTTGTTTGCGCTGCGGTAAACAGAATGAAGTCCGACTTACCGGCTACCGATTTTTATGAGTTTTGCCGCGACGTAGTCCGTTGGCTTGGCGATGACCAAGGCGAACTTGCAGTGGATTGGAAGCGAGATGGCTAAAAAAGGATTATACGCTGCAATTCACGCCAAACGCGAGCGCATCAAGGCCGGATCGGGCGAAAAAATGCGCAAACCGGGCGCTAAGGGCGCGCCGACCGCCAAAGCGTTCAAAGACAGCGCCAAAACCGCCAAGAAAGGCAAGTAAATGACCAAATTCCCTATGCGCATCAAGCTGGGCAAGCCGATGGCGGCCAAGCCGGCCCCGAAACCCACCCCCAAGCCGATGCCCAAGCCGACCCCTAAGCCGGCCCCCAAACTCAAGGCTACGGCCGCCGAAGCAGCGGCTATTGACCGCGCCAACCGCGCGCAGGCCCGCGAAGCGTCGTTTATTCGCACCACCGTGCGCGAGCGCACCACCCCGCCGAAGAAGAAGTAAGATGCCGCTCGTCAAATCGACCAGCAAGTCGGCCTTTCGCAAGAACATCAAGGCCGAGTTGGCCAGCGGCAAAAAGCGCGACCAAGCAGTCGCGATAGCGTATAGTGTTCAACGCAAAGCAGCCCATAAGAAAGGCAAGAAATGAACCTTGCGTATGTAGCTGGTCTTATGGACGGCGAAGGCTCTATTGGCTTTACGCGCAGCCGCAGCGCAATGGTCCCTCGCGTCAGCATTACAAACACCGATATTGAGCTATTAGAAGACCTTAAGTCGGCTTTTGGCGGCCATATTCAAAAGCTAACGCGCGGCAAGGACCATTGGAAAGCCGCGTATGCGTGGATTTTGAATAACTCTAGAGCGGTGGAGTTTATCGAAAAAATTGAGCCTTGGCTGCGCGTCAAAAAAGAGCAGGCATGGCTTTTGTACGCATGGGACGCTATTCGCCCCGGCTATGGGCGGGTATGGGACGACGAAAAACTCGATGTTTTGAGCCTGATTAACGCGCAGTCTAAGTGGCTAAACTACCGCGGCGTCGGGCGCGCGGAAGTTAGCCCGATTGACGCCGAACTGAAAGCAGCAGCATAACATGGCCGACCCTACGGGTATTCTCGACGCTGGAAAGGTCGCTAACGCCGGTGCCGGCCGGTCGCCCCGCGACGACGACAAGATGGCGACCATGCGCAGCCGTCTCCAGATGGCGATGGCGGCCTATTCGGACAGCCGCGAGGACGAGTTGGACGATCTGCGCTTCATGGCAGGCTCGCCCGACAACCAGTGGCAGTGGCCAGCCGACGTGCTGGCGACCCGTGGGGCGGTGCAGGGCCAAACGATCAACGCGCGGCCGTGTCTGACCATCAACAAGCTGCCCCAGCACGTCCGTCAGGTCACAAACGAGCAGCGCCAGAACCGCCCGTCGGGTAAGGTCATTCCGGCTGACGACAACGCCGACGTGCAGGTCGCCGAGGTGTTCAACGGCATCGTGCGGCACATCGAGTACATGTCGGACGCCGACGTGGCCTACGACACGGCCTGCGACAATCAGGTCACGTATGGCGAGGGCTATATCCGCCTGCTGACCGAGTATTGCAACGACGAGACGTTCGATCAGGACATCCGCATTGGCCGTGTGCGCAACGCCTTCAGCGTCTACATGGACCCCACGATCCAAGACCCCTGCGGCGCGGACGCCAAGTGGTGCTTCATCACTGAAGACATCCTTAAGATCGAATACGAAGAGATGTTCCCCGACGCCACACCCGTCAGCACGCTGCTGGCGCAGGGCGTCGGCAATGAGAGCATGGCGCAGTGGTTGGCCGAAGACACCATCCGCATCGCCGAGTATTTCTACTACGAAACCGAGCGCGCCACGCTTCACCTGTATCCGAACAACCAGACGGCGTTCAGCAAGACGCCGATGGATAAGCAGCTTATGGCGCTGTACGGGAAACCCATCCGCACCCGCGACGTGAACCGCAAAAAGGTCATGTGGATGAAGACCAACGGCTTTGACGTGCTCGAAGAGCGCGAATGGCCGGGCAAGTGGATACCTGTCGTCCGAGTCGTCGGAAACGAGTGGGAAGTCGAAGGCCGTCTGTATATCTCGGGCCTCGTGCGCAACGCCAAGGACGCGCAGCGCATGTACAACTATTGGACCAGCCAAGAGGCAGAAATGCTCGCGCTGGCACCCAAAGCACCCTTCATTGGCTATGGCGGCCAGTTCGAAGGCTACGAGATGCAGTGGAAGACCGCCAACACAACCAACTGGCCGTATCTGGAGGTCAATCCCGACGTGACGGATGGCGCGGGTAACGTCCTCCCACTCCCGCAACGCGCGCCGCCGCCGTTGCCCCAGACTGGCCTGATCCAAGCCAAGATGGGGGCTGCTGACGACATCAAGGGCACCACGGGCCAGTATGACGCCTCGCTGGGCATTGGCGGCAACGAGCGGTCGGCCAAGGCCATCACGGCCCGCGAGAAGCAGGGCGACGTGGGCACCTACCACTACGTCGATAACCTCGCCCGCGCGGTCCGCCACCTGACGCGCCAGATCGTCGATCTGATCCCGAAGATTTACGACACCCAGCGCGTTGCGCGGATTATCGGCGTCGATGGCGAAGTCGATATGGTCAAGTTTAACCCCGCGCAGCCCGAGCCGGTCAAGGAAGTCCGCGATCAGATGACCGGCGCGATCATCGAGAAAATCTACAACCCCGGCGTCGGCACCTACGACGTGATGGTCACGACGGGTCCGGGCTACATGACCAAGCGCCAAGAGGCGCTGGACGCGATGAGCCAGATTTTGCAGGGCAACCCGCAGCTTTGGGCGGTCGCCGGCGACCTGTTCATCAAGAACATGGACTGGCCGGGCGCGCAGGAGATGGCGCAGCGGTTCAAGAAGATTTTGGACCCCAAGGTGCTGTCGGAGGGCGACCAGTCGCCCGAGATGATGGCGGCCCAGCAGCAGATCGAGGCCATGACGCAGGAGTTGAACCGCGTCACGGACATCCTGCAAAACATTCAGGACAGCACCGAGCAGCAGAAGGCCGAGATCGACCGCTACAAGGCCGAGATCGACGCCTACAACGCCGAAA